TATCCTACTAAAATACCTCTATTGATCTCAAAATATGGAGGTACTACAAATTGTGGATTATCTGATCCTTTCCTTCGTAGATCGTTAAGTTGCGGACATCTGGTACTGCATTCGGTCATGGACACTGTTCGTCATTGGAAAACTCAGGTGTTTGAGTACGATTATGATAAGCTTCGCACCATGTCCTTTCCTTCTACTAGTTCTTCTGGTATTAGAAAAGGTTGTGTTGAGATTATTAATTTTCAAGGTGTGAAGTTTAAAGTCGGTACTAATGGCACTAAAGGCGAACAAGCTCCATATGCCTTCTGGGCTGTTGATGAGTATATAAAACAGTTAAGAGTAGGTGACGTCGAGCCTCCGCAGCGATTATGCAAAATAGCATTTAAATATGAAGTTAGAGATTTAATGTATAAGACTGGTCTAGATAGAGTAGCAGCTGAAAATAAGTGTCGCGAATTTTTTATACCTCATTTTACTGATTTTATAATTTCAGGTATGATTTATGGTTATCGATGCATGATTGAGAGAGGGAATACCATAAAAGTAGGATTTAAGTGGTGGTATGGTGGTGCACATAGATTAGCCACAGAACTTGGTTTTCCTCGAACCGATATAGTTTATTCTTCTGGTGATATTACTGGACAGGATTACTCTACCAACCACTATTTATTATATATTTTTGCGATCAGTACATTGCTATATATCTCTGAATCATCTCCTGATTACAAGTTATTTCGTAAATTGCTCTTCAAGTCTGCGAAGTATTTTGTCGCTAAAGCAGTTAATTTTTTTGGGAATATGTGGAGAGTTGTAGTTGGTACTATGCCTTCAGGCCACTATGTTACATCTCATGCTAATAGTTATATTTTGTCTTGGCTCTTCTGGTCTTATGTCTACGCTGTACACATGCGCAATCCTTTATTAAGAATTTTTTCTAGATTTAAAAATAAGGATGGTTCTTTCGAATATGCTGTTAATCCTAAATACTTTATTCGTTTCATTGTCTATGGGGACAACAATGTCTGTGCTGTTTCGAGAAATATAGTTGCTAGTGTAAACTACCAAGGTTTTGAAAATTATATAAAAAATTATGGTTTTAATTTACATGATCAGGAGTATGATGTTCCACTTGTGTCTGTTCCTGATAATCTTGGTGGTCTTCGTAAGACAGGAATCGTATTTTTAAAAAGATATTTTATCGTGATGCCAACTTCTTCTGGTGTTCAATATGTTATTCCGTATAAAAGATATGTAGACGGTGCTATTAAAATAGCTTTCGGTAATACGCCTCGATTAAATTGTATCGATGTTATAATTGCTATGATTGGTATGGCCTGGGACTTTCAAGGTACTAACCCTTATGCTCATAATATCATTGTTACTATCTATGAAGATTCTATGGCTAGATATGCGGAGTCAAATCAGACCCCATTTACGACTTACTTATCTACTATACAAAAAACTGACCGTAGATATGCTATTGTAGTTAAGTTACTTAGAAAAGCTCAAATTACTTTTAAAGAAATGTGTAGTTTTCCC